TCGGCGAGTTGAGCGTACATATCTAACTCACTTTTTGCTTCTTCTACTTTTTCTTGAATAACAGGTGCTGAATTATCAACTTCTTCTGCTAGATATTCTTCATTTTGAATTTTTTCAAGTTCACTTTCAAAAGCTTCATTTATTTCATCTGAAGTTGACTCTGAGAATACCTTTTCAAGTTTCTTTCTTTCATAATCTGGAAGATCAGAGACCTTCTCAGAAAGTGTATTTTCTGCGTCTATTTTGTCTAATTTAGCTTTATATTCAATATTTCTCTTAATCGCATCGTTAAGTAAGTCAGATTTTTGAGAAAGTTCTTCTTGAACATCTTCTAGTATGCTATCAACTTTAGATTGAACATCATCATTTGTGATTAGGAGGCTTTCACGCATTGTTTCAAATGTTTTTTCAAGCTTATCTAATTTAGCATAATCAACAACTGGTTGTTCTGGAAGATGGTCTTCAACAACTGTAGTTAAATATTTGTCAATACCTTCAACGACCTTTTGCTCGTCAAATGATAATTTTTCATTTAATTTGTAGTTGCAAAGTGCTAATTTAATTTTAGACTCATTGATTGCATTCATTTTTTCAATAACAGAATCAAATGTTTCTTCAATCTTCTTAAGTTCATCTTCATGATGTGCTTCAGACTCAGCTAATTTTATTTTTAAATCCTCTTTAGCTTCAACTATTGCTTTTTCTTTTTCAGCTTCAGCTTTCTCTTCGATTTGTTTTTGAATTTCAGAACCAAGTTCTTCAAAACCTTTAATCTGGTCCTCTGATAGGATACCTTCTTCATTCAGCTTGTTTACAAACTGCTCAATAGCTTCTTTCATTATTTTGCCTCCTGGGGTGTTAAAATGTTTTGGATTCTATCAACAGTTTTGTGTTGAAGAATGTCTCCTAGAATTTCATTCGCCTTTGAAAAATCACCTTTTGTGATTGCCTTATAAAGGTTTTCTGTAGCTTGTTCCATATATGTATCTCCTAGAGAATATGCCTTACTGACTATTTATACAAATAAGTAAAAAAAATGACAAAAAAGTCCATTAATTTTTATCAAAAATGTATACCTATATTCTATATTTTAAATTATTTTAATATTTTTTATAAAGTCATTCACAGCTTTTTCAACGTACTGTGATTTCTCATGATTTGGTAAATGTTTTAACTGATTTGTTAATCTATCATAACACATTTCTGTTACAACACCATGTGTATTAATCATGAAATCTTTTGACTCTAAAATACCTTCAACGTATTCACCTATTGAAGGGTCAGAAACTACATCAACAGTTGAAAGTTTATATCCTTTAACAACTCCGTTTTCTAATCTACCAACACCTCGTGTTGATTGTCCTAATCTAGTTCCGTATTGTATCAATGAAGCAGTGATGTCACCTAAGGGTGTCCCTTTAATATTATGCTCATCATCAGTTGCAAGTATGATTGCTTCACCTATGAAAGTTTTGTTGTCGCCTTCTTTTAATGAAATAATTCGTTGTGCGGCACGCTCTGAGTTTATGTACGCATAATCTGGATGCTCTAATTCACCTAATGCTCGACCTGTTTTAATAAATTCTTCATTGAATCTATCTGCTTCTTTTTTCATTTCATCATAAGGATATTTTCTTTTGTTCATGTTTTCTTTTTCAGCTTGCATGAACGGACCTCGAAGTTTGATTTGTCTAGGTTTTCCTTCTACGTTTTCTTTAATGATTTCATAATCACCCCAAAAATCGTTTTCAGTAATAAGTTTTAGTGCTTGCATATTTTTCTCTCCTTTGAGTCTAGAATTATTTACACTTTTATATAAAAAAAGCACCTAAATAAATAGGTGCTTTCCTCCTCTTTTTTTTTGTTTTTCTTCTAGAAGTCGTCTGAATCGTCTGAATCTTGCTCTTGTTCTTTTGCTATTGCCTTTTCGGCTGCCTCTCTAGAACCAAACTCTTGAATTTTCTCAATCATATAATCACGTTCTGCTTGTTTTTCTAGTTCCATAGTTAGCATTTTTTCATTCTCTTCAATGTCATCATCTGTGAATCCTAATATTTTCTTCATCGCAATAGTTTTTGAGAATGAATCATCACCTGCTTGAAGACTATATGTATTGTATTTTAATTCGTTTAATCTTGATGTCTGATACAATTCATATAAAGCTGGTGGTGTAGAGTCTACTAGAATATCTCTATGAGATATTTTATATTGTTCGTATAAACCTTTAAGTTTTAAATGTGTGAAAAATGCTTCTTGAACACCTGATGACATTTGTTGTTGTAGTCTTCTAACAAATTTAGCAAACTTATACTCTTCATAAGTAATATCTTCACCTTGACTTATTGTATTTTCTGGTTGTTCAAATCTACTAAAAGGTACTTTTAATGCACGATATAGTTTTCTAGTAAAGAATTTTAAATCTTCTAGTTCACCAAAGTCTGAACTTCCACCAATACTCTCAACACTAGAACCATCTGTTCCATCAGGTTTTAAGAACCAATAAGATTCAACAACTTGATGTGGGTCGTATTCATTTGAAATACCTCTATTGTTGCCATTGGTCGCTTTTGTTGTTTTTCTTTGATTAAATCTTTTAACCATTTGTAATAATTGTTGTTGTGCTTTTTGACCACTTGTATTACCTGATGCTATATTAAATACTAATCTTTCAGGTGATCTTGCAACACGATAAATTAAAACACCGTCTTCTATTAGAATAAGTTGTCTATAGGCCTGTCTTGCTTTATCAAGAGGTGGAACAGAATATGTTCTATTTGCATCAAATACACCGGAATGTATATATGTAATTTGACTGAACAACAAAGGTATTTTTTTATCATCTTTGAAAGCATCTTGATAAGAATATGATGTTGAGTTTCTGTCTACGTCATTAAAGTAACTAAAAGATTGTCCATAATTACTTGTAAGAACTTTATATGACTCAGCAGGTGATATATCAAAATATATACCTATTAAATCATACGATTTTAAATCTTTTAACAATTCATACTTTGAGTTTTCTAAAAGTTTTACAGAAAGTATACCTTTTTTTGGCTCTTTAGGGTCTATAATATTTTCAAATGCTATTTCACCTTCAACGACAAATTGTCTTGAATAATTAAAAATATTTCTTTCAAAATCATAAAGTTCCACAAATCTTTCAAACTCATCATTTAATATAGAAATTTGTTTGTCTGTGAACTTTTTCTCATTGTTTATTTTTAGTTTTAAAAATTTACCTGTATCATCTGTCGCATATATTGAATCACAAATTTCATCAATAGCATCTGATACTTCTACATGATTTGACATTGCTCTGTACTCATTCAATCTTTTAAATTTTTCAGATGACACAGGTGCGGCCAAAAAGTCATGAATTGAATCTTGTGTTGGATAAGCAAGAGTTGTACTAATACGTTCATCTTCTCTATTAGGTCTTGTAACTTCAACACCTTCTTCTTGATCAATGTTTTGAACATCTTGCATCACCTCAGCAGAGGGATTTATCTCGTCTTTGTTTTTTCTAAATACATCAAATATTGCCATTATAATCTCCTACTGTTTGGTATTTACTACAAATCAAATATATTTTGAGCAGTCTGCTCGTTTGGATTAAAAGGTTGCCAATTCATTATATCACATAAATGCTTCAAAGGTTTTACAATATCTTTTTCAAATTTAGTTGTATAATCAACTTGAAAAGCCTCTGAAAACTCTTTTGGATAAATATCTTTGTATCCGATAACTTCAATATTGAAAGGATTATCTTGATTTATATAACACCACTGAACATCATCACCTACTTTTAGTTCATCATATTTATCTTTAATATTAAAATGTTCTAACATCTGATTGTAATAATGTGCCGCCTTTACATGAGTACCTGTATGTGACTCTACTTTTAAGAAACCTGTTGATTTTTTATCTGTATTCCAACCTGTGTTTCTTTTAACTTCTTCAAAAGGTAAAGTTTTATAGTTGTCCCAAACATTCTCAAGTTCTTCATTGAACTTTGATTGGTCCCATCTTTCACGACATATTCGTTCAAATATAGTTTTAAGAAAGTCTTTTACTTGAGGTGCTAATTCGTTTTTAGCTATATCAACACCTTTATAATCAAACTCATCAGTTTTATGACCATCTTTATCTACTATGTGTAATATATAATGTTTCTTTGAAAAGAACATTGCTTCCATACAAAACTTTTCTCTAGAAAACGCAATATTAGAACCTTGTGTAGTATTAAATCTTTCATTTACAATTTTAGAACAATGTTCGTTGATGTCTTTATTAACAAACTCATCGAGTTCTTTTGTTATCATTCTTACATCATGTCTTGATAAATCATCTATGTCTTTTTGATTTTCTTCACAATATATTTTAACTGCTGACTCATAATTAATACCTATTGAATCAGTATCACCAAATAAAACAATATCACCTTTTGCTGAATACTTTTCTTTCATGTGTTCAACTACAAATTCAGGTATAGCTTTAATAACAAACTGACCATTAAGTGTGATTGATTGTGCAATATCAATATCATAGATAGGACTAAATTCAGTACCAAACATACCATAGATAGAGTTTAAGAAAATCTTCCAAGTATACTGTATAAAGTTATATTGGTCTCTTTCAAACTCTAGTTCTTTGATTATCTCAGGGTCATAATCTCTCTCTTCTTTCGTCTTTGATATTTGACGAATAACATCATTCATTTTATTCTGAAATTTCTTTCTGTCAGCATACATCTTTTTACAAAAAGTAGGAACAATACCTTCTCTAACTTCATGTTTAAGAAATAAAGTTTTGTTATCTGTGTTGATACATTTGGTTTCAAGTAATTTATCAAACTGCTCTTTGTTTAAATGTTTAGTATCACCTTTAACTGTATGAACAGAATATTCATCATCACTTATCTTTTCAAAAGTACCTACTTTAGTTTCAGGTGACATATTACCTGATATTAAAGTATTAGGATATAGAGAATTTAAGTCGATAACTGCAACGCCATTTTTAAAGAAACCAGGTACTGTGGGAAATACAAATGCACCTTCAAAACGATGTGAATCTTTTACTGATTGTGTAACTTTAGGGAAAATCTTTCCTGTAGTATTATATGTGTAAAGTGCAAGACAGTTTATGATATAAGGTATTGAAGCATAAATCTTTTCATAAGGTGCTAAAGACATATTACAAATACTTCTAGATAGTTTTAGTAACTGTTCTTTTTTCTCTAATAATACAAGTATTTCTACATCTCTTACGTTATATTCAAAGAACTTCTGAAAGTCTTTTTTATATAAGTCTTTCATTGAACCTTCATATTCTATCTTACCAATACCTAGAACATAGTCACCTACATTACCTAAACTATAAGAGCCTTGAGATTTCTTAAGAAACTTATTTTTGTATAGAACATAATAATCCCAGTTAGTGATACCATCTATAATGAACAAAGGTTCACCTGTCATTCTATCTTTGTGTTGTTTAACACGATTTACAGGTGACATACTCTTCATAGCTTCTTCACCTAAAACTTTTTTGATTCTACCACACATATAAGGTATATCGAATAACTTACCATTCCAAGTAGTGATTACATCTGGAAAGTTTCTTTGATGCCAATTTAAATAGTGATTAAGTAATTTTACTTCACTATCAAATAGAAATAGTTGAACATCATCTCTATGCGATTTACAATCACCTAATGCCCAGGTAAAATATTTTTTATGATCACTATCGTAAACTGTAATAAGATTAATAGGATAAGCTACTTTATCTGTAGAAGGAAACTCGTCTTCAATCGCAATCTCAATATCAATATAGTGAGTACGAAGTTCATGTTTTGCAAAGTCAGTATCTTGATAAATGTCTGAATACTTAGAATTTAGAAATTCAAATTCAGGTGTAGATGACTCAAATATCTTTTTCTCAGGGTGGTCTTTTATCCATTGATACCTTGAAGAAGTTGTTTCAAAGAATTTACGTTTAAGATTAGTACCATATATACTTTGTAAGTCTGTTTTATAATTAACTTCGTAAGTTACAAAGGACTTATGTGGTATTCTTTTATATATTCGATTACCTGAATCGTCCCAAGTCCATAAATCAATGAATGCAGACTTTTTATCTTTTGATTGAACGTATGAAATGTTTCTATACATACTGTATTATACAGTAATTACTCTTCAATTACAGCAATTAAACTGTTTGGTTTGTATATGAAATACTTTCCTTTTTTAGATTTTATTTCAGCGACAGTTTCATCTTTTGTCATAAGTATTTTATCGCCTACTTTAACTGTTGAATCTTTATCAGCTTTGATTACCTTACCTATTTTAGCATCTGCATTAGAATTAGGTAATATTATTGAACTTTGTTGAAAAGATTTTTCTAACTCAGATAGTGCTTTGTGTTCTAAAACAAAAGCATCTTCTTTCAAAGGTATATGTTCTTCTTCTTCACTTACCTTAACTATTACATTTTCTGAATTTGTTATTATCACCGGATATGTATCATAGAAAGGTGAGCAGTCGTCAAATTTAACTCTATCATTTATTTTTAGACCTGTTCTTTTAACTGCATCTTTTCCAATACTAATTACTGTACCTGTTGAGCCTTTAAAACCAGCAATAGTTTTAGTAGGTATGACAATGCCTTCCATGTTTACTTCTTCAGACATTTCATCTTTTCTTATAGCAACTCTTTCACCAAAGACTTCACATTTTACAGGGTCAAACTTACCATCTCTTGAGCCTATTCTGTGTGCATCATCTACATACATATGGTCGTCAGTTGGTGTATTATAACGAGCCAATATTTCTTCTGCGTCAGATTGTCTAAATCCTGGTTGCATAAATTATCCGTTTAAAAGTGTGTTTTCAAGTAATATTTTACCAGAGTCTGCAATAGTAGTTTCTGCAACTCCAATTTCAACATCACCGTCTTTTGTTTTTTCCCATCTTTTACCATCTCTGATAAAAGTTTCACCTATTTTTATTTGTTCGTATGCTACTTCTGTTCCTGTATTTGTGCTTTCTTCCATTTTAAACTCCTAGTTGTTCTCTAATGTATTTAATAACATCATCTAATTCGTTGTTTACTTTCCATTCATTATTTACAACACGATCCATTATTTCTTTATCTTTAGCAACTTCTTCATCTTTATATACTCTTAATGATGTTTCACATTCTGTATTAGCATATATTTTATCCCAAGAGTCTGGCACATCAAAGAATTGATTTAAGAATGGTAAATGTCCCTTCTTCCAAGATTTAAACACATATTCACTAAAATCAAATATTTTTAAATCTTCATTAAATCTTTCTTTATTCTTTTCTAAATCAATCAGAGAAAAATCACCTACTTCATGTCTGTTAGTAGTTAACATTTCACAGTTTGCGTGACCTTTAAATCCTATTAATAATCTAGGTGAAGGAAAGTTAATCACATTATTAGAATTTTTAGTATAACAGTTAAACACTAAACCTAAATTCATGTCAGTTAGTAAGTCATAATACTCTTCAAAAGTTTGATTATAAGTTTCATCGACCACAATATCATCTTCTATAATAAAAAGTTTTGTTGATTTTAATTCAACTGCTTTTTCAATAATAGAATTTTTTGATTGTGCAATACTTAATTCAGTGTTATCAATAATCTCAATTTTTATATCTCTATCAAACTTTATGTCTTTATATTCTTCTGGATTATCAGTTGATATAATTAAATTAAAATCTTGCTCTTCAAATAAAGTTTGTTTAACACAACTTTTAATAATTGAGTCTACCCATTTAAAAGGTCTTTTATGATTTACAATACCAATAGCTATCATCTAATTATCTCCAAATCTTTTGATATTTCTTCTTGCTCTTTTTCAGTTTCTTTTTTCTTTTCTTCTTCTAATATTAAATTTAAATCAATATTCAGACATTTTTTAGTTAGTCTATAGAATTGTGCCCAGTCTTCTAGATTATTCTCTAACCACCAACCTTTTCCGCCTCTACCATTATCAAGTTCTTTTTTCTGTTTCTTAATGATTGATTTGAATTTTTCTCTATCACTTAATACATAGTCTAGCTTCTCTTGTAATTCAGCAGAGTCATCAAATAATAAATCAGTGTATGGTTCGTATATGTTAAGTCTTTGAGCAATAAGAGGTGTACCTAAGGCGGCCGCCTCTAGAAATTTAATATTAGATTTACATCTATTAAATTCATTGTTTAAAAGTGGTTGAACTATTACTTGACAATTTATAGAACCTATCAGATCAGGATAGTTCATAATATTTTCACCTCTAACTAAATCAAACTTTCCTTTAAATTCAGGTGATTGTAATTGTTGAGGTACACAACCTACAAACACCCATCTATATCTGTCCATAGTTCTTTTGATAAAAGGTATAATATGTGTAAAGTCATCAATGCCATCATTTTTATTATGTATATCGTAGTGTGTGCTACTAGCTATAACACCTATTCTAGGTTTCTTTTTATGTTTATCATAGTTAGATAACGACCTTTGTAAATCATAGTATTGACCAAGCCACCATTTAGGTAGATAGTTAGGTATTACTAAAGTCTTTTTAGGGTCTACACCAAATTTAGTAACATAATAATTTTTTAAATATTCTGTTGTTACAAGAAGAAAATCAGATTGTTGCATCATCATTGCTACATTCTGCATTAATTTAGGGTCTTGATAGGCCTCCCAAGCAGAGTTATACTTTGGAATATCATCCATACCTACAGCATCATCAATATTATAAACGACCCACATACCTGTTCTTTGACTAACTGGTACAATAAATTTAGTATAGTAGTCACATTGAACATCATTTACTTGTCTTTGAAGATGACATAAGTTGACATCATTAAACCATTGAGGGTCTCCTATGAATCTACTTGTCTCGGTAAAAGTT